GGTGCATGGTGATCGGATGTGCTTCTCTAGCACCTGTGCGATGGCCATCAAGTACATCATGCCCGATGCGCTTAAGGGTAGTAATGCTGATGATGATTATTTAAGGACTGTTCTTAAATACGGCGATACCACCTCCTATACTGCCCACATTAAAGCCTGTGCTGACTATGGTGTCAAGGCAGGATTTTCAATGAAGGGCACCAAACATAAGCTTTTAGCGGAGCTTGGAGCTGGGTATCCGGTTGCGACAGGCATTCTTCATAAGGGACCAGTTGATGCCCCTCGGGGAGGCGGCCATTGGATGCTTCTTGTTGGTGCTGATGCTGAGTATGGCATCTTCCACGACCCGTATGGGGAAATGGATAACATCAATGGAGGCTATGTTACCATTGGAAAGGGCGGTCAGGCTGTTAAATACAGCTGGAGGAACTGGCTACGGCGTTGGGAGGTAGAAGCCCCCGGTCATGGCTGGTATATGACCTTCAGACCGCTTAAAGAGACCCCTAAAGAGTCCCCTAAGGCGGTATTTACAAACGACTGGAAGGGTGTTAAGGCTGTTGCTAAGCAATGCGGGGCCAAGTTTACTGAGGTAGTAGCTGCTCAGTGGGCTCTTGAGTCCGGTTATGGCAAGCACACCTCTGGTAAGAACAATTTCTTTGGAATTAAGGGTAAACCAGGCTCTATCCACACAACCAAAGAGTTCGTTGATGGGGAATGGATCACCATTGATGACATCTTTCGGGACTTTGATAGCCCAGAAGCTTGCATTGAGACGCTAATTAACCTTTGGTACAAAGATTACAAAGGGTATAAAGGCGTTAACCGTGCCAAATCAGTTGAGGAGTGCGTCAAACTACTCCAAACTGAGGGCTATGCAACAGATCCAACCTATCCACAAAAACTATTAAAGCTGATTAAGGAGAACAACTGATGGCTTCCATTACTACTGGGGGCAGTACTACCGCTGGAACCTTTCTGACTAGCGATACCACCACCGCTTTTGAGGTTGGAACTGCTCGTACCATTACCCTTGGTGCTACCAGCGTTAACCTGGCTCTAACTTCTACCTGCCGGTTTGTGTCATTGACATGTACTGGTGGTACTCATTGCCACTATCAAATCGGTGTGGGTGCTCAAACTGCTTCTGCTAGCACTCATTATTTAAAGACTGGCGAGCGTATTAGCCTTGCTGTGCCTATTGGTGCAAACATTGCTGCTATTCAAGGCACTGGTGCCAGCACGACTTTGTTTATTACAGAGTTGGTAAACTAAGGTGAGTACGAGAGCCACTGAAGATCAGTTTAACGAGCTTCACGGCCTTGTTACAAAAGAACTGATCCTCCGCATTCAAAGCGGAACTGCCACCACACAAGACATTCGTGCAGCGTGCGATTGGCTTGCTAAAAATAACGTTACCGGTCTTCCAATCTCTGGTTCACCCCTGGCTGAACTGTTCGCCACCTTACCTGAGCTTGAGTTGGAGGATTTGGAACGTGTCATCCAATAATGACATTATTCGTAATGCCATAGCCACAGCAGCTCTTGGGTTGTTTGGATGGCACATGCTCACGCTTCATAACATTGCCAAGTCGGTTGAGGTGCTCATTGAAAAAGTGGGAAATAGTACTGCCCGAATTGAGCGTCTTGAAAACAAGGTATTCTTCTCCGAATATGGCACAGGCAAAAAGTAAGTCCGCCAAATACTACGCAGCCAACCCAAAGGCAGCTGCTAAGAAGGCGGCATATCAACGCAAATTGAATAAGAAGCCAGCTGTTAAAAACGCCTCTGAAGAGCGGTGGACTGAACGACGGCGTCGTGGCTTAGCGGGAAAGGGAGGCCCCGATCTTTCCCATACCAAGAAGGGGACGATGGTTCTCGAAAGTGCAAGTCGGAACCGCGCACGAAATGGCCACAACAACAAGAGCACTAAGAAATGAACAAGGGTAACGCTAAGCCTCCTGGGCTTTATGCCAACATGAATGCCCGTAAAAAGGCTGGAACCTCCCGTTCTAAAAAGAACTCTACCATTACTCCTAAGGCCTACGCCAATATGAAGGCAGGCTTTCCTAAAAAGAAGAAGAAGTAAACCACCGCAGTAGGCCACGATGCCTCTCAAAGATCCTTCTGAGTACTTATTTCTTTTAAGGGCCATGACCTCCTCTGATGCAAAGCGGATGTGGCGAGCTGCAATTAAAGATTACTGGAATAACCAGTGTGTTTATTGTGGCTCGTCTGACAATCTGACCTTGGATCACGTTCATCCAAAAGCACGCGGAGGCCACGATACTACCAACAACGTAGTATGTGCGTGTCTTTCTTGCAATCAAAGCAAAGGCTCGTCCCATTGGCTTAGCTGGTGGGTATGTCAGGAAACATTTTCTCTTGACAACTTTTCAAAAGTCCTGTCCTGGACTACTACCTAAGAACATTTATTCTTTAAAAAAATGTCTACTCTTCCTGCTGGTGGTTCCGCTTTCGGTTCCATTTCTAACGCCCCTGGTCGTCAAAGTGAGGACGAACTGAAGAACCGTACTCATACCACCAAAAACGTGTCCGGTGGTGTTACTACTACGACCACCGTCCCCGCTACCTTCGCCGCTTCAACTACCACCGTGGCTCTGAATGCTACCGTTGGTGCTGCTAAAACTGCCATCCTTACCGTGCGTAAGGCTGATCGTGTGCCCTCTTCCAACAACGCCAACAAGACTGGCCGTGTGCGTCGCGTGGATGTTGTTCAAGGCGCGATTCTGACCGTTAACACCTTGGTTGGTGGTACCCTCTATACCACTGGTTCTTATACCGGTGTTGCCCTGACTGGTGGTTCTGGTACGGGCGCTACCGCTGACATCACCGTTGCGGGTGGTGCTGTGACTGTTGTGACTATTGTTGCTGCTGGCTCTGGCTATGATGTGGGTGAAGTGCTGAGTGCTGCTGCTGCAAACATCGGTGGTACCGGTTCCGGTTTTACCGTTACTGTAGCTACGACTTCTGGTCCCAATAACGCCTGATTGTCATGGCTGCTAAAAAAGTAACTAGCTCTGCTAATCGAAGCAAGCGTTCCACCAATAAGCCAGTTACCACGTCTAAGGGTCGGGCAAACCGTCAGTCTGTTAGCCAAGCTCGGGTTAGCTCTTCTCAATCTCGTGCGTCTGGAACTGGTGCCCGCGTAACCACTGGCTCTAACCAAGCTCGTGTGCGTCCGATGCCTCAAGGTTATGGTCAAGGGCCTATGCCCAACCCCAATCTGCGGTCTTCCGTTTCTGACCGCCCTTCTAAGCCCGTTGGTAGTGGCAAGGGTGGGGTGACAAAACCGTCTGGTACGCCTAAGATGGTTAACGCCAACAAGCCTGGTATGCAAAAGCTGGTGCGAAAGGCGGCTCAGGCCCGTAAGGCAGCCTCTGGTCGTCCCCTCGTAAAGCCAGCTGAAGCAAATCGTTTGATGTCGCAACGGGCTCCTGGCATCCGTCAAGGCGCTGCTCAACTTCGTCAACAGGCTGCTGGTACCACCTCTCCTGCGTCTCAAGCTCGTGCATCTGCTCAAGGTCAAGCCCTTCGTAAAGCTGCTGAAACCCGTCGTGCGGCCCGTGCGGCGACTCAACGGATGGCTGGTAAGCTTGCCAAAGCGGCGGCTACTCGAATGGTTGGTGCTGTTGCTCGCCGTGCTGGTCTTGCTGGTGTTGCTGCTGAAGGTCTCACTGCTCGTAATACTGCTGATGGTACTTTGTCTGCCGCTATGAAGCGAGGCGACTACAAACCAAAGCAAGGACCCAGCCCCAAGACGACTCAGGCTTCCTTTAACAAGAAGTCGTTTGACCAAGCATTTAAATCTGCTCGTACCTCTGGTGCTAAGCAGTTTACCTGGCGTGGTAAGAAGTACACTACCAAGATGAAGGGAGAATAATTATGCCCCTCAAAAAAGGTAGCTCCAAAAAGACCATTTCCAAAAACATCCGTAAGATGGTAAGGGAAGGTTACCCTCAAAAGCAAGCCATTGCGGCAAGCCTGTCCTCGGCGGGTAAGAGCCGTGCAAAAAAGAAAAAGTAAAAAGGCCCCGAGCTTATCTCTTGGCCGTGGAGAAAAGTCTGCTAAGGGCGGCCTTACCGCAAAAGGCAGGGCCAAGTATAACGCAGCCACTGGATCCAATTTAAAGGCCCCACAGCCTGAAGGTGGTCCTCGTAAGCGCAGCTTCTGTGCTAGGATGAAGGGCAACCCAGGACCAATGGCAAAGAACGGCAAACCAACCCGCAAAGCCCTCGCTCTTAAGCGTTGGAAGTGTGGTTAAATAGATGGATGCCCCCTTTCCCTGCGCGTGGGTGAGGGGGTTATTTGCGTAAGCCATATAAAAGTTCTTTGCTTTCTTCAAATGCTTTCTGTTCTAACTACTCTGTCCGTCATCACCAGCTGGTATGGCCCCGGCTTTCACGGGAACCTCACGGCTAATGGTGAACGATTCAATCAAAACGGCCTTACGGCGGCCCACAGAACCCTTCCGTTTGGTACAAAACTTAGAGCTTGCTTTAAGAAATGTGCCGTAATCAGGGTTAATGATCGCGGACCCTACCACGGGAATCGCGGATTGGACCTCAGTAAAGGTGCGGCTGATGCTATCGGTCTCACGAACTCTGGAGTTGGAAAAGTTAAGGTGACTCGCCTTAATTAAATAAAAGGGCGCTTATTGGTGCCTAGGAGGGGCTACAACGCCTCTCCGC